GTTTTTAATGTTGCTTCTAGATCTTGAAAAGTTCTGATGGTTGAGATAGTTGATGAAGCTATTCGTTGGAATCCTAAGGCCGCTACTAATCCAGCCGCTAAGGATGTAAGTCGGCTAACGGAGCCTTCCATATTTCGAAGTTGCCCTTGGACTTGCCCAAAGGCTTTGCCCGTTTTGTTAACTCCTTCTAGTATTAGTTGCTCTCGAATGGCCACCTTTATTTCTCCTCTGCTCGTCGGACTTGATCTGCATATATGCAATCCAACCTTTAAATTCTAACAGGGACATTTTCATAACTTGACTTACCGTAATGTGTAAGTGCTCGGCTATGGCGAACATTGATCTAAGTTCGCTATCCCCTTTTAGTTTCCCTCAACTGAGGCTATCGAGTCTGCATTAGCATTGTTAAGTGCTGTTGCTACTTTTAGCAATACTTGAGGATCCGCTTCATTCATCAGTACTGCTCTATCTGTATCATGAAATACTCTTTTACCATTTTCGGTTAAAGATTTTTGTACAATAGATTCCACTAATGCTTCTGCAGTTTTACCATCTGTTGTTAATTTAAGTATTTTTGCTTCTGTAGCCATAGTACTAGTTGCTCTATAATAGATTGTACTATCCCATTCAGGAACTTTAATACTTAATAATTCTCCTGATAACTTCGATTTGAAGTGTGCCAGTGCCTTTTGTTTAATATTCATATCCGTTTTAGTATCCGTCATCGTTTTAATCTCCTACTTTTAATATAGCCGGTCATAGTCCTGACCGTTGGTTTTATTATGCCGTTCGGGGCCTGTCTGCTTTTTCCCTTGTCTAGTTGCTCAATGTAAGGTACTGAATTTTCAACTTCAAAACCTTGCGATGTTTGATTACCAGCCCAATTGTTCCGAGCCCGTCCCGTTTTTATAGGGGTATTTGCTCGAGCTACTTCAACGGTACGGTTTTTAGCATCTTCCATAAGTCTTTCTATGTCTCTAGAAAGTCTATCGAATCCTCTATCTGCCAAACCTTTTGCTCTCACTCTAAACAAGATTATACCCCTAATTAGATAGCCGCATATGTCAAACTACCAGTACCTTGAGCTGAAAAGCTCGCCTCAACTACACCGTCTACTGCTGAAGTGATTGACCATGATGTGATGATACAATCGCCAGTTAGTGAGCAGTTCGCTGGAGTTTGTGAAGTACCGGAGCCCGATGGGTATGCAACAATGTTTGCAACACTCTCTTGACCTGTTTTTGAAACTAATTCGTCAAGTTTTGTTTGGTATGCATCGCCGTGATCAAAATATACATCACCAGTGATTGTCCAAGTTGATAAACCAGGCTGATAAGTTCTCATACCAGTACCAGTTGTACCACCCGCTGACATTGTAGTAGTTTCAATTGTGTCTTGAGTTTGCTCGATTGTAAAATTAC